GAATGACCAGAGCAAAGATTACTTCACTCCAGTTAATCGATGAGATTTTGGGTGCCCTATCCCAGGGTGGCCTGGGGGAGGGGGATTCCTTTAGAGCTTCTCGCAAGGCCGCGACCTCCATACGGAGGTTTGCGTCTTTTCTTGGAGTCGAGGAATCCTTGCCGCGAGCTGGTGAATTCACGCTCGGCGGCGGAATGGAATCGTGGAAATCGGCCTTATTCTACGCCAGGTCCTACATAGAGGTCCTTGCAGATTCTTGGCCGAAATTCTTTTCGATTCCGATCGAGGATCAGATGGTCTTCTTCAAAGTAGCGAGGGAATGGCCGGAGTCGATGTTCGTCAAGTACGCGAAGTACACGACGGCGTGGCCCATGGCCAGGTTCCTCAGTAACCCCCTACCTGAAAGGCCTGAAGGCTTCCTAGGAAGTCCTCTCTTTTCAGGAAAGGTCAAGCGCTTTTTGAAGTCGCGGATCGTCTCACAATCCAACGTCTGGAACGCCCGCTTATTCTTTGGAATACTCCAAGGAGTTAAGCGAGGATGCGAGCCTGTCTCGGAACATTTTGTCTTCGAGGCAATGCTCAAACATCGAAAGGGGTTATCAGAAGCCCCTCGTGGTATTGAACCAGACGAGGACCACCATATGCGCTATGAAGAATTCTTCTCTGGCTACGCGTATCCGAGGGAACGACTACATGAGCCGTCCTCGGCAGCGAGCTATCAGGAGAAGAGGAGCTTCGGTGGCGCGAGAGAATTCATCCGAAGCCAACAACCTGAGGGACTCATCAAGATGTATGAGTATCGACCTGGACAGGTTGAAGAAGTTAGAGGTAGAACGGCACCATCCTTCATAGACGCGGTGAATGAGGCTTCTCAGTCATCGCGGAAGGTAATGGTTTCGGCCATCCTTGAGCCTCTGAAAGTGCGGTTGATCACCAAAGGCGATTCTTATCGCTATTGGATCAGTCGTTACTACCAGAAAGCTCTTTGGAAGCACCTCCAAACTTTCCCACAGTTTGTGGCTACCGGAAGACCTCTCGTGATAAGAGACTTTGAAGATGTGAAAGCTCGAGAGAAGGAGCTAGGTCTTGACTTTCCCCTTTGGGTTTCTGGTGACTATTCAGCCGCCACAGACTCATTGGATATTCGTCATACCAAAGCCGCTTTCGAAGCTTCGCTGAGAAAAGGTCTGTTCTCAGGCAGCCCCCAGGCGATGGACGTCCTCCGCTCGGTTCTATACGAGCAGGAGATCTATTACCCGGAGAGGCTTGGCATAGATCCTGTGCTCCAAACTACAGGGCAGTTGATGGGTTCAACATTGTCGTTCCCTATCCTCTGCACCGTAAATTTGGTCGCCTACTGGCGATCACTGGAGCGGTATCTAGGCCGTCACATCAAAATCCGCGACCTGCCGGTGTTGGTGAATGGGGATGATATCCTCTTCCGAGCCAACCCCGAGCTGTATGACCTTTGGCAAAGTGAGGTAAAGTCCGTAGGCTTTGAGTTGAGTCTGGGCAAGAACTATGTCCATCGGAGATATTTCACTATTAATAGTCAATTATACTCCGACACAGCGTCTGGTATACAGCGCCATGGATTCCTCAACGCAGGACTTCTCACCGGGCAGTCCAAGATCACAGGACGTGAAAACGCGAAACTCGCTCCCATATGGGACTACTACAATGAAGTGGTGCATTCGGCTGTAAACCCTCGTCGGGCGCACAACCGATTCATTCACTATCACCGTAGTAAGATTGAGTCTCTCACTCAAAAGGGCAATTACAACTTGTTCTTGCCTTTCGAGCGAGGCGGCTTGGGATTTCTCCCGTTCCCAGGGATGATGCCCCGGGTCACGTCCTTCCAAAGACGGTTCGCGACTTACCTAGAGAATAGGTTCGTCAAGGATCCGTCCGTGATCAACAAGATTTCTCTAGTTTCTGGTAAGAACTGGAGTCGTCTTGTTCTGCACCATGAGCCGAAGGTGGTTACTGGCCCAAAGATTGGGCCGCTACCGAAAGGTGTTGCGGAGCTCCAGGAGAGAGAGGTTAGTCTACCACCACTTGCACGGTTAGGCGAAGTCCCTGAACGTCCGGAATTGCGTGTCCGCTTACCACGGCCACGAACGATCCGGCAGTTCCGAGAGGGAACCTTCCGGCGAATGGGAGGGCAGGTGTTCTCCTTCCCCTGGAAACCATACGAGGACATATCCTCGCGGCTCCCGGATGAGTCTGAAGCTGAGTTTGTCTGTCGCGCATCCAACAGTCGACTTGATTACATCGGCTGGGAGTGCTTCAGCAAATTGAGTCTGTCGGTGGCTCAGCATGAACTTGATTGTCCGTGCTGGACGTGCCAACTGATTCGTCTCAACTCGCAGACTCTGAGGTCCGCAGAGGACAGGTAGTCCGACCATAAGAACCCAAAGCCCTCTAATTGGGCACTAAGTTCGGTAGAACCAGGGCCATGAGGTCTATCGATAAATGTCAACAGACTGCACGGGTTTCATGGCAGGTCGGATGTACAGTCGCTCCAATTTGTTCAGGAGGTCTTGCCCATAAAGAACAAGAACACATAGACATGAACAAACGCAACACGAAGAAGACACGGAACAAGGGAAAGGGTGCGAATCCGATCTCCTACCCTGTGAGTAGTGGACCGTCCCGGCAGGGAATGAAGTACGAAGCTGGCTCAGACACTTTCGTTGGCAGTATTGCCGGCTCTGTGACTTTTGCAGCCAGTAGCTATCGTATTAATCCAGGAATTGCTGAACGTAATCTGGCGCTCTCGTTAGAGGCGCAGAAGTACGATCAGTATCAATTCGAGGAATTGTCATTCCGGTTTGTGAGATCGAAGGCAGTGACAACGACAACGGGGATGCTTGGTCTGGCATTGGATCCCAATCCAAACTCAGCAACCCCCTTGAACCTCAACCGGTTCAACGCCTACGAGATCCGAAAGATGGACTCAGTTTACTCTGAGATCATTCTTCGAGCTCCCAAGGAGATGTTGACCGGTTGGCGCTTTGTGCGCGCCGGCCCGATTGGGACTGACCTTAGTCTTTATGACGTTGGTCGTCTTGTTGTGGCCAAGCAGGATGAAGTTGACACGTCGAAGGTAGGGTTTATCGAGGTGAACTACCGAGTGAAGTTTCGTTACTTTCACTTGGAGCCCATCACACCGAAACCCTTCAACCTCAGTTTGTACTACCTGAGCGCTAATCAAGGTATGACTACCAATGTAGCTGACTCAGTTGAGTATGACACGAAGGTCGTCGACGGACTGCCTTGTGTTCCTAGTGCCACAGGTGTATTTACCTTACCGAAAGGTCAGTACAAAATTGGCGTTGGAACCACTGGGAAGTGTACGGTTGAAACTCCCTTCACCATGATCGTATCGATCTTGAAGAATGGAGCCGGACTTCTCCCGAAATCACAAGTCCACGATGCAGCAAGTGGAACCGACCGAGTTATGGAAAGTTTCATCCAAGGATACGTTGTATCTGATGGAACAGACCTGCTCGAGGTCCAAGCCACGCTGATCGCTGCCGCTGGGACACTCACCCTCCAGGGCGATAAGTGTTGGATCACCCTAGAATCCCTAACGTAATGGGACCATGAATCTCATGTGGGAATGCTAACGTGCGGTGGGCTCCAGAAATGGAGAGGTGTAAGTGGACAGGTCCAATCAACCTGTAACCAGCCGGGCCGAGCACGAAAGCATGAGAAACATGTTACGTTACTGATCCTCTTCCTCCTCCCTTATCTC